GCTCTATCACCTTCAATCATGTCGATTGCCTGATTAGTTAATGAACTGTGATTATAGAAATCAATACCTGGTGTTGCAAAAATGTTAATATCTACTGACTCAGGATTAGAGAATGTCTCTATCGCTGTTAAATATGCGTAGTAGTCGGAATTACCAACTGAAGAACTAAATACACCGCCATTAGTAGTGTGACCAGTTACATAAGTATTCTTACCAAAGATATACCCGTCACTATTAGTTCTTGTTCCTCTATAGATATCCCATCCATCAAATCCACCACATACCGCGAATGTGAACTTTCTAAATGATTTACTGTCTAACTTACCTTTGTTAGAACCTTCTAAATCATAAGGAGTTGTTTTATACCCTGTAGGTGCGTTACTAGATAAGTGGAATCCGTGAGATGTTTGAGACGCCGTTGCTCCTTTATAGTGGAATAAATCAGCATCAAATCCAACTTGTGAAGATAAACCTAAACTTACTTTTCTTACTTTATCACCATTTGTTAGTTCTGCATCACCACCCGCGTTGTAACCGATTACGTCACCTGCGTCATAGTATTGTGTTTTATATAATACATTACCAATTTTACTTGTACCTAATAGGTCTGAAGTAAATCCTTTAAAACCTGCAGGGAATGCATCTATAGGGTGATCTTCAGCCATAACTAACATTATGAACTTAGATCTTAATTCATATTCACCATCTGAAGTACCGATTTTCTTAGCGATATATCCAGGTAAATCAGGATTCATAGAACATCTTGAGAATTTTTCTAAAACTGAAATGTTATCATCACTATCATTAAAGTCTCTGATAATCATATCAAATTCTCCTGTTTCAATATCAATGTTTTGAATTTGAATTTTAACTTGATTATTAGCCGCGTCTCCGTCTGAAATACTAACTACTGAGAATAAATCTGATACTGCACCACCTCTAACCTCAGATACTACTGTTGGAGAAGCTGGTGTGTCCCATTGATTTAAGAAGTCATTACCAACACTGTGGTCAACTAATGTAGTGTCCAAACCTCTTACTAAACCTAAACTATATAAGGATTTAAGTAACTTAGGATACTCTTCGAATACATATACAGGGAAATCACCCTTTTTCTTATCAAAGACCTCACCACCTAATACTTTAGTTATGTATTTTGTAGATGTTGTGTCCATAGAACAAGTAAATGTTTTAGATCCACTTGTTGCCCCGTTTACTGATAATGTAAATTCACCAAGTGGGTCACTAGATAATTCTGTAGAACTTAAAGAGATAGTTGAAGAAGAAGGTGCTCCCGTAACTTCAAGACCTAAAACTTCACCATCATAAGAACCTCTTGATCTTAATGCCAAGACGATTATATCATCATAGTCGGTATTTACTGATGCACTGTACTCATACTGAGATATTGTCCACCCTGTTGCGGCACTGTCATATACAAATAGGTATGAATAAACACCATCAATTTCACCTAAACCATTTTCTTTAAAATAGACGTTATACCAATTATTCTGAATATTTGATCCAATTGGTCCTGTTACTTCCAAAGTAGAAGTTAATGATGCGGTTTCATTAGCGTCTACATATCCCATTGTAAACCATGTACCATTTGATACACTGATACCATTAATAAAGTCGGGAACTGAATCACCAGTTGTTGCTGTTTTACCTGTAAGATCATTTATAAAAGATGAGTTACCGATATTTGTTGTATCACCACTTAATGTTTCAGTAATACCTGTAACTAAGTTACTTGTATTAACAGTGATACCACCTAATGTTTTTATCCCGTATGTTTTTACTGGCTTGTAACCTGTAAGACCTAAAACCCTTGTTACGAAAAGTTGATTTGATTCTTGTAAATATGACTTTGCTACGTAACCTAATTCATATTTAGGATTACCGTCAGAATACTTCGCGGGGGAAGAACTCCCGAAGTACGTTTTAAATTCATCAAAATTTCTTATTAAAATAGGTTCAAATGCCGGTCCTTGTAATGTTTCACCCGCAAGTCCTAATGTAGTCACTCCCACACTTTGAGCCACAAATGTTAGATCCTTCTCTGAAGTATAAACTCCTGGAGAAACGAATACTCTGTTTGAATTTGCCATCGATTGATTTAATTATTATTTTTTATTGTTTTACTATAAATATCTTAGTTTTTAGTAAAGATTTCCCGAGTTTTTTATTTTAGGATATTAAAATATCTTTTTTTATCTATATTTATCTTTATGAGTGTTAGAAAGACAAAAAACCTTAAAATCAGTGAAAAACACCACAATCAACTAAAAAGATACTGTGATGAGAATGGATACAAACTTTATAAAGTTGTAGAAATTTGGATAGAAAAACACTGTAGTGATAGAAAAAGAGACCTTTACGGGGAATAGTTAGAACAGGTAAGTGATACCAATTCTTGACCCCACTCTCGGTGCACCTTTCAGTGTAAATTGTGTACCTCCCGAAACTTCAAAGTCATCTGTTTCTTCTTGGAGTAGACCATTAATATCTAAACTAATAACACTATCAATTGTGTTGTTAGTGTTAAAAGATAAACTACCACCATCGTAACTGAAGTACTCTGTTCCAACTTGTCTAACATTACCCTCGGAATCAACAAAAACACTTGACCTCCCTTGATAATAAGTGATTGTAACAACAGAACCTTCCCGTGGGGGTTCTACGAATGTAATTTTAGAAGTTAAAGAAACGTGATAAAAATCTTCATCTCTTTCCTGAACAAGACCATTAATTGATACATTAAATAAAATACCAATAGTTTCACCCACACTAAAAACTGTTTGTAGACCATCTGCGGTAAAAGATGCAACAGATATCTCTAAATTTTTAGTTAGATATTTCTTTTCGAAGTTATTACTCTCTATAAATTCATTCATTAAAAATAGACGACTTACCGCAGGTTTTACTTCGAATTCTTGATCATCAATTAAAAACCCTAACAGTGTGAATTTATAGTTTTGGATATAAAATCTACGAGAATCTAACTCAACAGGTGTATTATCTTCTATAGTGTCTAAAACAATAGGGACATAGTGACCCTTAACTGTTGTGTAGGCTTGACGAGAAGAGAATTTTTGTAAAACAATTTGATTGAATTTATTCAGATCTCTAAATTTTGTACATATAATGTTAATCTCATAAGTAATATCAACAGGAACTGGTTGAGGTATTCTGTATATATCGGCACCCATCTGTGTCCCATTCCACGTCGGTACTGTAGCATAATGGAATTGTTGTCTATCGGGTATTGTTCTCTGTAAACTCGGGTTGGTACCAGGTTGTACGTCGGGTTTTCTTATAACCGCAATAAATGGTAATTTAGGGTTACCATCCAAATCTGAAAAGTCCCATGTGTTTGTAAACTCACCCCATCTTTGTATAGTTAGAATTTTTGGTATAACAGGAACTTGTTCACCATCAGATACGATGTTAAAGTTCTTTTTAACAAAGTCTAACATACCTAAATCTAAATCATCGTGTAAGACCGAATCGGGGAGAAACGAATCCCCCTCAGTTATCTTATCCAATAACTCCTGTCTTCTATCTACCAATTGTTTTCCTTGGTAGACACTAATGTTATTTTTCTTTTTAGGATAACCCATTAGACACCTCTAAATTCTACTTCCTGTGCAGGAACACAAGTTATTGTTCGGTAATATGGTTTAAAACCAAACATATTATGTTTATTGTCGGAGGTAACCTTACCGTCATTACTGACTGTATAATATCTCACCTTTTCTTCTGTTTCGGCATACCCAATAAAATCACCATATTTTATATCAATCTTTAAATCTTTTAAATGTTGTATATAAACAGATAACACTAAGTTACCAGGTTCCAAATACCTAACCATCCCATTTTTATAAGAATTGTTTTTTGGTTCTTCTACTTTAACTAATGCATTAAATTCAATAGGGGGATAAAACTTAATTTGATCCCTACCCACTTCAGCATAAACGGCATCTGTATCGGTACTTTCCGTATCAACCCGATAAAGAACTAATTTCATATTTAAGTCCCCATGTAGATATTCTTGACCTATTTGTACGTTAAGATCAAAATCATCATTAGAGAAGAACTTATTAATTCTTGTAATTGGAACTTTATTACTCATATACATAAATAGTTTAAAAATTAGTTTGAATTCTTTATATTTAAGTAAATGTATGGGGAAAGTTATACCTGAAATAGAAGCGAGAGAGATTATAACAGGATATACGGGTTACAATAACCAAATTCTTGAATGGAAGAGTAGATTTGAAAAAGGAAAAAATTTCACATTAACTCGACCACAGTCCGAATATGTTATAAAATATTCGACGACAGAACCAAAAGTTGCTAGAAAATATATTCAAATAGCGAAACATTTTGGTACAAAACTTCAAGAAGATAGATTATTAATGAAACCCGTAGATCAAATTTGGGTTGAAAAACTTCTTTGTGAAAGTGACAAAGCATACCACATATGGGGTAACATTACAAAGGAGATGAAACCTGTTGCAATGTGGGTACCAAAAGCATCCATCATACAGGAAGAAAAAACTTTAGACAGAGAAGTTGATTATTCTCCCTATTCCAAAAGACCTCCAATGTCACATCAAAAAGAGGCAATCGAAAAACTCTTGGCGAATGATCGTTTTATATTGGCGGATGATATGGGTCTTGGAAAAACAACAAGTACCGTTATTGCCTCCATAGAAAGTAATGCAAAGAAAGTATTAATTGTCTGTCCCGCATCTTTAAAGATTAATTGGAAAAGGGAAATAGAATTTTATTCTGAAGACCACGTATTAATTGTGGAAGGAAAGAAGTGGGGATCAACATTCAAATATTATATTATCAACTACGATATACTTAAAAACTTCCATACAACCGAAAAGACAGAAGAAAGTGAGGCGTATCAAATTATAATGAACGAAGGATTTGACTTGGCTATTGTTGATGAAGCACATTATATCTCAAATAGTCAAGCACAACGAACTAAACTCTTAAATGATATCTTACTTAAGATACCTAAGGTTTGGCTCCTTACAGGTACTCCTATGACTTCGAGACCCATAAATTACTATAACCTACTTAAGATTGTTAATTCACCACTGACACTTAATTGGAAAAGTTATGTGATGAGATATTGTAAGGGGTATCAATTTAGGGTTGGTGGACGAAAGGTGTGGAATACAAGTGGAGCAAGTAATTTAGATGAATTAAGAGAACAAACAAAAGCGGTAGTACTAAGAAGACTTAAAACAGATGTCTTAGACTTACCTGAAAAAATAATATCCCCGATTTGGTTAGAATTAAAAAACTCATTTTATGACGATGAATTAACTGAATTTTTAAGGATAAGTGAAGAGAATAAACAGAAAGAAAGTATAACAGTAACCCTTAACAGGTTAATGAAACTACGTCAACTCATTGCCATCGAGAAAGTAGAACATACCTGTGAACTTATTGATAAAGTTTTAGAACAGGGTAAAAAGGTTATTGTCTTCACTAATTTTACCATGTCCCTCAATATGATACATGAGAAATACAAAAAGAAATCTGTAATTCTTGACGGACGTATGTCTAAAATTGCAAGACAAGAATCCGTGGATAGATTTCAAAACGAGGATAAAGTAAAAATCTTTATCGGTAATATTAAGGCTGCGGGTGTTGGAATTACCCTTACAGCTGCAGATACTGTAATTATGAATGATTTATCGTTTGTCCCCGCAGATCACTCACAAGCAGAAGATAGAGCATACAGATACGGACAAAAAAACAGTGTTCTTGTTTATTATCCTGTGTTTGAAAATACAATAGAAATCACAATATATAATATCCTACAAAAGAAGAAGAACATTATTGATCAAGTTATGGGTGACGGAGAATATTCTGAAAGTTTTGGTTCTGAATTAGTTAAAAACATCAAAAGTTAGAATATAACTTTGATTCTTCATTAAATATATGGAAGGGATTACCGTTAAAATATTCTTCTCTGTGTTTTGTGTTTTTATTATCTATCACTAATATTTTATTGTTAGACATATCATTAGTGGGACCAAAAACAAAAGAGATAAAGTCTACCTGTGTATATTGCTCAAATTTATATGAAACAGGAACCCAATATTCATTATCTTTTAAGATTATATGACCTGATGATTTAACTTGATTTGTTTTAGTTGTATCATCAAAATACACATAACCATCAATACCACCCACATAATCGACCTTTCCACCGCCCATTTTAATGTCTTGATCTTCATATGAGGATGACTCAGGCCAAATCTCTTTGAATTTCTCTTGTATTAATAATTGACATTTCTGTCCCCTTAAATCAATACCATGTCTTAATTTATGTTGATAATCTTTCCAATCACCATCGTCGAATAACTCATATCTATTTTCCCATAGTAATTCACCGAATTTGTTGATAAAATCATAACATTCTTTAGTGTCCCATATACCTGATTCTAAAGTGTGTGGTAAATCAATAAACGGATATTTTACAGACATAAATTCAATCCAAATAAATGTGTGTATTGTATAATTTGTATTGGAGAAGTTAATACCCGACCTAATTAAAATTCCATCTAAGTAATCGTATACACCCTCCTGATCTTCTGATGTTGATGGTCTCCATCGAGGTAGTCCTCTTTCTTTCCATACATCTTTAATCGAGGTCCAAAAATAAGATGATAATTTATTACTTAGAGGTTTATTATTATAAATGAATCTGAAGAATCTGAAAGTTTCGGTAGAATTGTATTTTTTAGGGCTATTCTTGAATTCTTCAAGTTTGGCCTTGTTTTGAGGTGTATTACGAATCTTCTTTAATATTTCTTCTGATATCTCCACTATGTTATACTGTTTTTCCAAATATAAACTATTTATTATTATAAATCAAGTCATATATGGCAAGTACAATAATAACACCCACAAATAAAGAAAAACTCTATTCTCAAGTATTTCACTTGTTA